TACTACGACTGGGATGCATTAAAAGAACAATTAAAGGCTATGAATACAGCCTCTAAAAGATATTGGAGTGAAGAATGAAAACTATTTTTATGTGGCTGCCAGTCGTGTTTCTAGCCTTGATGTTGTTGTTTGGACAAGACGTGAGCGATTGGGTTTTATGCAAACGCCAGCAATATGAGTCTTATCAATCAGCTACTAGCAAGACTAATAACTGTGTGGTAATTGATGGTTTTGTTTATGATAAAAAAGGTAGAAAACAGTGAAAAACGCGATTGAGATTTTTACATACTATTACGGTCTTTATCGCAGTTTGAATGTTGGCTTTGTTAGATCTGTTTACAAAGCAATTAGAAAGGTGATGTTATGAGTGAAGCAGAACAATATGAACAAGAGCAATGCGATAGTGCTAAGTCCGACGAGGCTAAAAAGCTAATTGAACAACAATACGAAAGCAAAAACAATGGAAAACACTAAGATATGCGCTGCATTTGTAAAGGCTCAAAAAGACTTTGCGCCAGCATTAAAAACAAGTTTAAACCCTCACTTTAAATCAAAGTATGTAGGTCTTGATGGGTGCATAGAAGCTGTCATTGATGCGTTAAACACCAATGGTATTGCATTGATGCAAAAAAGCCATGAGTGCGATTCTGGTGTTGCTATTGAGACAATCTTTATTCATGAATCAGGCGAGTCTTTATCTGGTGGTGTTATGCGAATTCCAGCAGTAAAGCATGATGCTCAGGGATATGGTAGCGCCCTTACCTACGCCAGACGCTACTCTCTTATGGCGGCATGTGGTATTGCGCCAGAGGATGATGACGGTAATGCAGCAAGCAAAACAAAAACCACGGTCAATACACCAATGCCTAAAAAAGAAGAAGTGGGATTGACAGATGACGAAATTAGCCATTTAACAGATATGTCGCAAGCTATTAAAGAAACAGATGCTGTATCAGGTGTTGATCTGATTGAGCAAGCAAAGTTAGAAGAGCCCCAGATGATTGCATTGTGGGGGATGTTAGATTCCAAAACCAAATCAGCTATCAAAGCTGAAAAAGAAGCACGAAAGGCTAAAAAATGAGCGATTATGACAATTCCAATCGAGGTGTTTTGTTCAAAAACGACCGCAAGGAGCAAGAAAACCACCCTGATTACAAAGGTAGCGTTAATGTTAATGGAGTAGAGTTTTGGCTATCTGCTTGGATTAAAGAAGGTAAATCTGGTAAGTTTATGAGCTTGTCGGTTAAACCAAAAGAAGCTCAAGCACCTAAGCCAGCACCTAAGCAGGTTAAACAAGTTGACGATAGCCAAGATATTCCTTGGTAAAGTTTATGGGGGAAAGCCGTACCAATACAGGGGACTGGGGGTCGCTAGTCGGTTGGCATGGTAAGTACCCCACCATTTTGAAAGTAAACAATGACGCAAGAAAAGCTATTCTATGAAGCAATGTCTCAATTGAATAAAGACTTTGGATATTCAGAAGATGAAAAAGATTTATTCCTAAATCGATACCTTGCACACATGGCAGCCCGTCATGTTATAGAAATTAGAGAAAAGTTAGAAGATGAAAAACTACCGTTGCCTTGGGGTAAGGTTCAATTTTATAAATCATACTTGCCAGCAAAGTCACCAGATGAAATCTTAGGTTTAGACAATGCTATTTACTGGTCGTGGTATGCAGAGGAATTGAGAGAGTACATTGATTTGTTAGACAGTTTGCCAAAGATGGAATTTGTAGAAAAAAAGAAAAAGGTTAAACAATGACAAACAGAGAAAAATTAGACCTAATCATGCTTTTGTCGGCGATTGAGTCATGGAGCTTTTCAGCTCAGACTCGCTTGCCTGATTATCTGCATGACAAGCTTTGCAATGCAGTCGAGTTGCTAACTAACAAAGTATTAGAAACAAAATGAACTACAAAAAACTAGAGATTGAGGTTATCCGTTGGGCAGAGGCTCGAAAGATCATCCCTAATGCAAAGCCACACACGCAGCTATTAAAAGCTGTATCTGAAATGGGCGAACTAGCAGACGCAGAGATTAAAGGCGATATGCCAGCGATTAAAGACGGTATTGGTGATGTGCTAGTGTGTCTAATCATCTATTGTGCTTTGCACGATATAGACCTATCAGAGTGCCTTGAATTGGCATACAAAGAGATTAAAGATAGGAAGGGTACGTTGTTGACTAATGGCACTTTTGTAAAGGATGTGAAATGAAAATCAAAATGTATCTAGATGTTTTTCAAGGATGGAATCAGCATGGAGCAGCAGCCTATACAAACCCCACATGGGAAAAGCCTGTAACAGGTAGGCGATTATCTTTTACGGTTGACATTCCAGATTATCTAATCTCACCAGAAATTGATCTTCATATTCAAGAAACAAGTGGCGCAGAGGATGTGAAATGAATTTATATTTTTTAAAGCCAGCGATAGAAACCAAAAAAGCACATGGCGGAGCAGTTACTTCTCTTGAAGAACTTGATTCACTTGATGAAAACGAGTTGTTGGCAGGATACTCATCGCCAGCAGACGAAGTGCCAATCGGAAAGTCAAAAGCCTATGTGCATGGGTGGCTTAACCGTCAAGTGGATAGGGGATTACTTCCAATAAGCGACGCGCAGAAACAACTTGTAATGCTTGTTGTGGATAGGGGGCATTTATGAATATCCGTGATGAATTAAGGTATTGTGCAGAACACGACGGAGAGCCATTGTCTGGTATGGCTACTGCAATTGTTTTTTTTGGATTTTGTAGCATAAGAGAAAGTCCACTAGATATGAGCAGGCTTGATGAATCAATCTTTTTGTTGCTTTGCGCTGAAGCGTTATGAAAGGATGCGAAATGGACACAGCAACACAGCTTCTAGAGCGGTGCGCAGAATTGATAGATCAAAATTTATCTTTTATTGATGAATCTGAAAACCTACTCAAAGACATCGAAGCCTACCTAGCAAAGCCGAAAGTAAAAAACCAATCTATTACATATTGTTATTTTGATAATAGCAAAGAGTTAAATGGATATCGAAGTGCTAAATAAATGAGATACAACACTAAAAACAAAAAGCACATTGATGCATTACATGCACTAGAAAAAGGCGAGTATTACCTCATTGAGTGTGAGAAAAAAGAGTTTGACGGATTGATGCAGCTTGCTAGGCGTAAGAGTTTATTAGACCTAGGTAGAGTTATCGGGTGTTCATCTTATGTTGCTATCCCTCCATCAATGGTGCAAGACCATATTTATATTTTGAAGTTTTTGCGTAAAGCATAGGGTTTACACCTATTGTTATTTGACAAAATAAAACGAAAATAAAGCCATGACTAAAGAACAAAATACAACATCTAGTCCAATTAGTTTGGAGGCTATATATGAATTTATGCAAATTACAGCTATTGAAAATAGAAAAAATAACGGAGATTTCAAAAAAGGAATTGTCATATATACGCGATTGATTGAAAATCATATCCATAAGATTTACAAAAGAAAAGACGATGAGCAAAAAGAAATCTTCAAGTCTTGAATGGTTTTTCTTCAAGTTGATACTGATGTATATCGTAACAATGGGATGTATTTTTATTTGGATTTTTTACACGTGGGATGATTATGGACAAACAAGAAAAACTAGAACTTCTCCAGCAATGGAAAGATGCGTATGACCGATGTGGACTAGCCACGCAGCCATTGCGTGAATTGATTGGAGACTTACCACACGATAGCATTATCTATAAAGCTATGTGGGACACATTCGATCAATTGACTAAAACAACGGCTATGGTTATAGGTGACTACGAAGCAGGTGAATATGGTCTATTTATGCGTTGGTATGAGTTAGATTGTGGAATGGGGGAGCATCCTCAAACGATTGATGGTGTTCTTATTGATTCGTTGGAAACATTTGTGAGTTTTTTATGAACGCAGCAACACAACTGCTAGAGCGATGCCAGCGGGTAATTGACGAAGACATTTTTGATAATACGCCAGAGCAAGCAAAGCTACTGGAAGACATCGAAGCCTACCTAGCAAAGCAGCAAGTAGAGCAAGAGCCTGTTGGGTACGTCACATCAGAAACCATAAATGACTACAACAAATGGACGGATATGTGGAAGGAAAAACGAGAGCCGTTTGTCATTCCGCTCTACACATCACCACAAGCACGAGAGCCTTTGAGTGATGATGATATTGAATCTGTTTGGCGTACAGTTGAGGCAAGTGATTTTAGAGATTGCGTTGTTCCTTTCGCCCGTGCAATCGAAGCATATCACGGTATTAAATGAAAAAAATCTACGTCCTTCGTGATCCAGTACAAGCCCATAAAGTACTAACACAGCAAATATGGGTGTACATTAAATCCATGCTTATTGCAGGTCATGTTTTAAAAGTAACAATTGGTGATATAACTCGCACATTAGAACAAAACGCGAAGTTTCATTCAATTTGTGAAGACATAGCAAAGGCAGGATTTGTATGGCATGGCAAAAAACGAAATGCAGAGCAAGTGAAGGTCTTACTGGTATCAGGTCATGCTATTGCTACTGGCGAAGGTGCAGAAGTCGTCGCTGGGTTAGAGGGTGAATTTATTAACCTTCGTGAATCTACCGCTTTGATGAGTGTAAAACGCAGTTCTAGTTTGATTGAATACGCTACTGCATGGGCTACTTTGAATGGGTATAAATTGAATGATTAGTAATTTGTCTAAGCCGATTAAATGTAAATCATGCCGTGAGAAGTTTGTTAAACCTACTCCGTGGGCAGTTGTTTGTTCGCCAGAATGTGCAGAAAAGTTGGTTAAAACTAAAAAAGAAAAAGTCGATCGCAAAGAAACCAAAGCTAGAAAAGAAGCATTGAAAACGCGCTCAGATTACATGAAAGACGCGCAGAAAGCGTTTAATGCTTACATCAGGGCTAGGGATGCAGATAAGCCTTGTATATCGTGTGGAGTGCCATTAAAGCAAGAATCTTTAGGCGGTGGCTATGATTGCGGGCACTATAGATCTGTTGGTAGCGCCCCACATCTTCGCTTTCACCCTGACAATGCACATGGGCAATGTAAAAAATGCAATCGCTATCTATCGGGCAATGCTGTCGAATATCGCCAAGGATTGAAGGCTAGGATAGGCGAGACATTTTTAGATTTGTTAGAGCGTGACCAATGCGTTAGAAAATACACAATCGAAGGATTACAGGCTTTAACAAGTGACTACAAAAGAATGAAGTCGTTGATTAGTTAGTCTTACGATTCATAAACCAGTAGGTAATAATTCCACTAGCCTGAGTTGTTACCCACGCAAACGCCTGCATGCCTGCGTCAAACTTTTGACCGCTTGCAAGGCTTGTCCAGTCCTTCATAAAATAGCTTAAAACTTCAGCGTTTAGATAGAGAGCAGAGCCAACCATCGCATAGGTTAAAACTGGGCGAACTGATTTTCTCATGGCAGAAACCATCACAAGTAGCCATGACCACCAGCCAGCCGCCTTAATATCCTCCGCGGTCACTTGGTCTGATTGTTCAACCTGTGCAATAGCGCCAAACCTAGCTGCCTCAATTGCTGCATCGCCTTCTACGATCGCTACGTCTTTACGCGCCTGCGCTTCAGCGTTGGCTAGGGCTATATCCTTGTCTCGCAATGCTAATTCATGCGCTTGCTTTTTAACCTCAAAGTCATAATCAACCGCTTTGCCTTTAATGTCTTGATTGCCTTTTAACCATGCAAATAGACCACCTAAAGCAGAGCCGAGAAGTGGTGATAGTAGAGCAGCTAACATTATTGAATCCTTAAAGTAAATGGCTTTGAATCAGCCCACGACATAAATTTTGATAGAGCAGGGTGGCTAATCAGTCCAGCTAATTGCATAATACCCTTCGAGTTTCGCATCAATCCTAGCTTCATATTAGGGGCGATACAGCCGTGTAGCTGTGTATCATAGCCTAGTGTGGTGTCGCCAGCAACATTGGCAGAATGGATAAGAACGTTACCGCGATTAGGCACGTTTTTAACCTCGTACACTTTGCCAAACTTAGGAGAGTTGACAATAGCGCATGTATATGTGCCTTTTGGTATGCACGATAATTGAGGACGATTATCTCGCCAAGGTAACTCTAAGCTGAATGTGTACTCACCGCCAAACGATAACACACCGCAAGTGCCTTGATCGGTACTTTCACGGCGGGTTAGTATGGCTTCGTTCATGGAAGTGATTGCCCATTACGTTCTAGTATTTTTAATAGACGTTCATTGCCTTGAGACATTGCAGGCGCATCACCAAACCTAGTTATTAGTTGGTCAACAGGTACATCAAAACTATCTAGCGGGTATGTTGCACGGCGTTGACCTGCATCCATATTCATACGGGCTTGCACGGCACGGGCTTCAGCTTCACCAGCTAATCTTTCATATTT